GAGAAGACTTTAGAAACATTGAACGGTCTCTCTATGATAGCAATGTAGAGGAGGCAAGGGTACAGTTACATGCTATGGAAGATAAGATGTTTCAAGTTACGATATGATGCAGCAAGAACTTCCTTTTTTTTGGCCTTTGACCGAGCAAATCCCCCTCGACCTAGATCATAGCAATTGCCTGAAGCCAAATATATTCGTCAATTCGATCGGTACCAATGGAATGTTTCTGATGACTGCAGGTACCACGAGTTCTTACATCACGGGTAATCTATCGATCGATACCGATCAGGTCACGTTCAAGACGAGTAAGAAACCAAATATCGTACAATCAATGCTCTATAAGGTTATGGGTATTAAGCTGGAGAAGAAATAAGATGAGTAATATTTTATCACATGCCATGGTGGAATTAGACCGTATTGGTATGACGGAGGATTCTGAAGACGAAATGAATGTACATATGCGAAAGCACATTCTCCATATGATGAATGAGTTTGCCAGGGAGGGGCATTCCGGGTTCTCTGCCTCCTACGCTATTTCTATTCTAACAAGGCTTTTAGATTTCAAGCCCTTATCTCCCCTGACCGGTGACGATGCAGAATGGAATGAGGTGGGTGAGGGTCATTGGCAGAACAAGAGAAGGTCATCGGTGTTTATAGACGCTAATGGATCCTGCTATGATATAAATGGGAGGGTATTTTGGGAATGGTACAGGGGTGAGGACGGTAAAGCTTCAAAGACCTATTATACCGGTAGAGAATCTAGAGTACCAGTCACCTTTCCTTATGTGGTACCAGATAAACCAATCTACGAATATAGGTATTCAGATGCTGAACCCCCTCAACCAAAACAAAATGAAGAAGGCTTTCTATCATGAATGAACGAATTAAAGAGCTAGCAGAGAAAGCAGGGTTCGTGCTGTGGGGTGAAGAGACCTGGAACCCAGGTGATGCTATTGATTGGTCTTGTCGCTACGATGATGAACTAACCAAGTTAATCGAGTTAGTTGTTAAAGAGTGCATCGGTGTTGTAGAAGGGGGACAGTTTATACACGATCAGGCTCCAACAGCATTGTTTGCTAAAGAGTGTAGTGGTGCGATTAAGAAGCATTTCGGAGTTGAATAATGAATAAATTAAAACTTATACTTTGTGTAGGTGGTGTTGTTTTAATGTCCGGGTGTGCAACTAGTGTGCAAACTGCCGCACTGGTCGGTGCGCTCGGAGGTGCGGTTATTGCTTCTGAATTAAACCAACCCAGGCCGGTTTTAGTTGTTCCACCGCGCACTCGACCCATTACCTGCCACTCACAACTAATTGGCTACAATGCTTATGGTCGCGCAGTCTATCAACAAGTGTGTCGTTAAAATTGGAGTTGAATTATGAATAAAAAGATTAAAGATGATATGGTAGCTGTCCTGGTCTCCACCGGGTACGGTGCCGGCTGGTATTCGTGGCATGGTGTGGAGGAATTACTCTATGATCCAAAATTGGTAGATATGGTACTGGAGAAAGCCTCGGTAAAGGCCATAGAAATATACTGTGAAGAGGTGTATGGTGAAAACCATTACTACGGTGGCGCCGATAACCTAGAGGTTATGTGGATATCCGTAGGTACCCCCTTCCGTATTGATGAGTATGGTGGTGCGGAAATAATTGAAATTCGTGACGAAATTGAATGGATGGTAGCATGAATGAAGAACTAGATAAACAATTGTGTGATAAGTATCCTTTACTCTTTAAGGATCGTAATGCCGATATGAGAACCACTGCCATGTGCTGGGGTTTTGCCCATGGTGATGGCTGGTTCAATATCGTCGATACACTATGCTGGCACCTCCATCACAAATACGATGATGCTATATTACGTCACGACTACCTGGTCTCTCGCCTTGGTAAACCCCGGTTTGGTGAGAAAGGGGTTGCTGTAATACAAGAAGATATCGATGATGCAAAAGTAAAGGTAGATGAGGAGGCCGCAAAGGTTCCTACTGTAGTTGAGGTTAAGGAAAAATTCGGTACTCTCCGTTTCTATATCCAAGCCGGTACTGATGCCCATTATAACTATATCTCCTTTGCCGAATCCATGTCTGCAGTTACTTGTGAGACCTGTGGCAGCCCCGGTAAGCGTCTAGGACACGGGTGGATCTATACTGCCTGTGAGACCCATGCACATGACGACGACTGGGCAGAGTCTTTAAAGTAGACGAAGAAGAGTAACGTTACGTTAGATAGTTGATTTTCTCGCTCAAGCCCCTATAATAGGGTATGAGAAGGAGTTTTATATTATGATTAAAAGTACCGATAAACTGGTTACGAAGGATATCTACATGTCCCTTTCGGCCATCTATACCCATACCAAGCCGGCAGCGGTCATTGCATCTATGATCGATAGATCTCTACCGGAGTTTCGTAAGCAATTGGATCTACCTAGAGACGTTAAGTTTCGTGTGGCTCCTATTAAGGCTAAAAATACCAATGGTTACTACTCTGTAGAGGATAAGCTGGCTGTAATCGATTGTAGGCTTGGTTGGGCAAGGGCGTTGGAAGTAATTGCCCATGAACTCGTCCATGCCGAACAATACCATACCGGTAAACTGAAGAAGAAATACGTTCAGAGAAAAGGTTGGTTACATCACTGGAATGGTACTCCTGGTAAAAAGGGTACTACCTATAAAGCTTACCGCGATCAACCGTGGGAGCAAGAGGCCTGGAATCGTCAGATGTATCTGGCCGAAACTGTTTGCCGTATTTTAGAGGAAAAATATCCATGAACCGTAATGAAGAGATAATGACGATACTCCAGGAGGAGTGTGCAGAGGTGATTCAAGCAGTTTCCAAGGTTCGTCGCTTTGGAATGTCGGAAAATCACGCTGCACTCGTCGTAGAGTTGTGTGATTTACAGGCAATGCTCGACCTGATGTATGAATATGAGGTGGTTCACTGCAGTTACGAGCAACGACTTGACAATATTTTTACGAAACGGGAAAAATTAAAAAAGTTTTCCAAGATTTTCGAAAGTAACAGTTGATTTTATCGGCAAACCGCATTATAATTAGTACATCTTAACACAAAAGGACTATATCATGGCTCATGAACTTGAAATTGCAAAAAACGGCGAAGCAAACATGGCATTCGTCGGGGAAACCCCCTGGCATGGCCTTGGTAAGCGGGTCCCTTCAGACGTCTCACCAGAACAAATGCTAGAAGCTGCTAATTTGGATTGGACTGTCAGTAAAAAACAGCTATTCTTCAATTCCGATGGTGGTCTTGTACCAACTAAGGCCCAGGCCCTGGTACGCTCTACCGATAATAAGGTATTGACCATAGTTTCCGATAATTGGAATCCGGTTCAGAACTTGGAAGCATTCGAATTCTTCAATGACTTCGTTCATGCCGGTGATATGGATATGCATACCGCAGGATCCCTCAAGGGTGGTAAGATGGTCTGGGCTATGGCACAGATTAAGGATTCGTTTACCCTTTTTGGTGGAGATAAAGTTGAAGGCTACTTACTATTTTCTAATCCTCACGAGTTTGGCCGCTCTATTGATGTTCGCTTCACACCTGTACGAGTTGTATGTAACAATACCTTGACTATGGCGTTGGATAGTGAGGTTAAGCATTCTGTAAAGATCAATCACCGTTCTAAATTTGATGGTGACTCGGTAAAAGAGACCCTAGGTGTTGCTAAGGAACAGCTGTCTCGTTATAAAGAGCAGGCGCAGTTCCTGGGTAAGAAAAAATATGACAAGGAAACGATCGTTGAATACTTCAACCGCGTGTTCCCATCCATGTCGAAGGATGAGGTTAAGTTGTCTAAGACAGCATTCCCTATCAGTCGTCAGGCCGAAGAGGCGATGGCTGTAGTACATACTCAACCTGGTGCAAACTATGCTGAGGGGTCTTGGTGGCAAGCCTTTAACGCTGTAACGTATATGACTGATCATAAGCTTGGTCGTTCACGCGATAGTCGTTTGACTTCTGCCTGGTACGGTATGAATCGTGCTAAGAAAGAAAAAGCTTTGGACTTAGCTGTAAAGTATGCAGAAATGGCATAACAAAAGCCTATATATTACACGGTGGTAAATAATAACCATACGTAATAGTCAGGTACTAGTTGCCAGTAACTCAAAAGTAGGATATAATCATTTATGTTAGCGAAGAAATTTAAATCAATGCATCAGTTTAGCGTAGCCATGCCGCTACCCAGCTATTGCGTTGGCTCAAGTTCCGATCGCAATACATGGGGAGAGATTGCCATCCGAGGGACGTGTAACTAGTACAGACGTACAAATTACCAGAGCCCTCGGAAAGCGAAAGCCCCGAGGGTTTTTTAATGTGTAAAGTTCATCGTAACGCTTGCACGAAACTGCAGAATAGGTTAAAATAGATTCTGTAGCGTTGATAATAATCAACATTGTTCTTTAAAAATTTGCATACCATTTAATGTGTCTGGTTAGCTCAATAGTAGAGCATTCGACTGATAATCGAAAGACAGAGGAGCGTTACCTCTACCAGATACCAATATGCTCCTGTCGTCTACTGGCTAGGACGCTGCCCTTTCAAGGCGGAGAAGACGGATCGAAACCGTTCGGGAGCACCATATTAAAGAGCATTAAGCTAGTGTTTTTTAATATGGTTAATGTACGTGTGACCCGAAAGGCTAGGGAACAGACTGCAACTCTGTTTTATGCAGGTTCGACTCCTGTCGCGTACTCCAATGATTTTAGGCTCGTTCATATAATGGTCATTATCGCGGATTGTCTATCCGTAGATGGGAGTTCGATTCTCCCACGAGTCGCCAGTTTTTTTGCCCTTGTATCCTTAGTGGTAGAGGTCCTGTTTTGTAAGCAGGGTGTGGAGGTTCGATTCCTTCCTGGGGCACCAAGTTAATGGAAGTGTGACTGAGAGGCCGAAGGTGACGGACTGTAAATCCGTTCGTAACAGCACGTTGGTTCGAATCCAACCGCTTCCACCATTTTTTAGCGGGTAGTGTAGCCAACAATCCAGTCTCATAAGCTCGGATCATCGGAGGTGCGAATCCTTCACCCGCTTCCAGTTTTTTCTCGGTATGGTGAAATGGTATCACTTGTCGTTTGGGACGATAGAGCGTAGGTTCGATTCCTGCTACCGAGACCAGTATTTTGGGCTTACCTAATGGGTAGGGAAAGGCACTTGCAATGCCATGCTTGGGGATCGTTACCCCATAGGTCCACCAAGTTTATTCCTCAGTAGCTCAGCGGTAGTAGCACTTGACTGTTAATCAAGGTGTCGGTGGTTCGATCCCACCCTGGGGAGCCAATATTTTTTGCCTGGTTAGCTCAGCGGTAGTAGCGCCCTCCTTACAAGTGGGATGTCGGCGGTTCGATCCCGTCACCAGGTACCAGTTTGTTGGGGGTTAGCTTAGCTCGGTCTAAAGCATCGGACTTTGACTCCGTGATCACTGGTTCGAATCCAGTACCCTCTGCCACGTAACGGTTGCCCTTTTCGTGAGAGCAACTATAATAGTATTTTAGGAGATAGAAATGAAGCGAAAGAAAATCGTGCGCGAACGTAACTGCTTCGTTCGTCTAGCACTATTCCGTAAAGCAGGTGTTCATCGTAAGTCTAATAAGGCATTGCGTAAAGCACAAAACCAAATACCTATGGGGGTATAACTTAACGGCTAAAGTAGTAGGCTTTTAACCTATTAATCAGAGTTCGATTCTCTGTGCCCCCACCACTGAATATTGAACTTTTATAAATAAGCGTATGCACTACCTTATCTATAAAATTTTAAACAAACTGAACGGGAAGTTCTATATTGGATGCCATAAAACCAAGAATAAAGATGACGATTATATGGGATCTGGGGTTGCCTTGAAAAAAGCGTATGAAAAATACGGGATTGAAAACTTCTCTAAAGAGATAATTTTCGAGTGTTCTTCTATGGAGGAAATGTTTAAAATGGAATCTTATTTGGTTGAGGTTGGATCACATACTTATAACTTAATGCAGGGTGGTCATGGAGGATTCAACCATATTGTAGAGCAAGGTAAAAATATAAACTATGATTGGTCTGAATATAGAAAGTCTGATAAGTTTAAAGCCTCTCAAAGAAAAGGGTTTGAGAACGGAATTGGTAGAGAAGGTTTTGTACGACCTAAATTTAAAGGTAATGAATTCAAAGGTAAATCACATTCAGTAGAATCAAAATATAAAATTGGTGAAAAGAACTCCAAGTACCAAACAGGTTCTGGCAACTCTCAGTTTGGAAAAATATGGATGACTAATGGTGTTGAAAATTTAAAGATTAGTAAAAACGATCCTATACCTGTAGGATATAAAAGAGGTCGAGTTATAAAGAAACCCATATGAAAACACATTATCTAACCTGGAGTGCGGTCACAGGGCATCGCAAGGTGTGGTAGCCGTGTTAGTGTGTTTCCATAT